TTGGCGCAGCGGTAGACCTGGGTGAATCCCTGGACCGGGGTGGCGAGGCGATGGCTGCAGGCGGGGCAGCCGGCTCCTTCGGGCCGGCGCGTGCGTCTCTCGGTGCGTTGTTCGTTCGCGGTGGGCATCTACTTGATCTCCTTTTCGTTGACGCTCGAGGGAGGGGCTGCTACGAGGCCGGCGTGCTGGATGATGGCGGTCTTCAATACGCCGTATGGCGCGGCCACGAAGCTGAAGGGGCGTTTTCCGTTCTCCAGGAAGAGTCTAGCCGCCTCGGCGTAAGTAATCGGCGCCAGATTCGTGGTCTCCGGGGTGTATCTGCTCTGCATCGTCGTTCTCCTTACGTCACCATTCATCACTCTGCTTACGACCCCCAGCAAGGGGAATCTGCATCGCCGGCAAAGATAAACCCGATGGTGTGGCGAATGCGCCTATGCCGGGCGCGTGAGATCGCAGACGATGAAAGGATTGCATTCGCGGATGCAGAGGCAGTAACGGTCGTAATCGTGCCGAAACTCGGCGGGACGCGTCGCCGGCAGCAGCGTGTCCTTGGTGTCGGCCCAGACCTCGCGGATGAACCCGTAGGCCTGATCGGCGCTCACGAATTCTCCGAATGCATCCCAGGTCGCGATGGCGGCTTCTCTGGCGGCTTGGTCAATGGCGCTTCTGGTGGCGGCGTTCATGGCGTGCTCCTTAGCGGGGAACCGATACGATGGTCACTCCGTAGCGGCCTGTTACAATGCCGTACCCAACCGCGTGGTTGCCGGCTGGCAAATCAAACCAGCGCCCGTTCTTGGCGAGCGTGCCGCCCATCTGTTCGGACAGGCGCGCGAGTTTCCGGATTGCGCTTTGCATCGTCGCTTCGTTCGCTTTCTGCTGGCTGGTTCGTTTGGCCGCCATCGTCGTTCTCCTTACATGACCATTCATTGATTACAACGCCGCCGAAGGCAAGTCTAATCGCGCGCCGGCCGCAAAATAAACCCGATGAAAAGGCGATGACGCCGGGAGGCCTCGCGTGGACCTGAGCTATGGCGTGGCCTGCTGCGACTGCCGCGACGCCGGAGCCGTGGCGCGCCTGCTCGACGGGCGCAAGGTCAACCTGGCGATTACGTCCCCGCCGTACGCCAGCCAGCGGGCATACGACGAGACCAGCGGCTTCCGGCCAATCCGCCCGGAGGATTATGTCGCCTGGTACAAGGACGTCGCGGCGGTCGTCGAGCAGATCCTGGCGCCCGATGGCTCCTACCTTCTGAACATCAAGGAGCACGCCGACGAGGGCGAGCGCAGCCTGTACGTCAAGGACCTGGTGCTCGCGCATAAGCGCCAATGGGGCTGGCGATTCGTGGACGAGTTCTGCTGGCGCAAGACGAGCGATGGCGTGCCGGGCGGCTGGGGAAACCGCTTCAAGAATGCGTGGGAGCCAGTCTTCCACTTCTGCCGCCAGCCGGAGATCAAGTTCCGGCCGCACGCGGTCGGTCACATCTCCCAGGATTGTTTCGACTACTCGCCGGACAATCCGAAGTCGACCTCGGGCAGCGGGCTGCTGGGCACCGGACCGCGGGGCGCGGCCGCCGACCGTGGCAAGAACGGCGAGGCCTGGCAGCGCAGCCGCCGAAACCTCAGTAAGAGCAGAACCACTGCCGGCCAGCCATCGGAGGGCGGCGGGGACTGGGGACACATGCGCCGCAAGCTCATGGAGGGCCGCTTCGAGGGCGTGGCGCGGCCGAGCAACGTGATCGAGACTATCGCGGAGACCACCCAGGGATCGCACGCCGCGCCGTTCCCGCGCGCGCTGGTGGAGTTCTTCATCAAGGCTTTCACCGAGCCTGGGGACGTGGTCTTCGATCCGTTCCTGGGGTCGGGCACCACCATGGCGTCGGCCTTCGCGCTGGGCCGGTCCGCATTCGGATGCGAGATCTCGCCGGCATACTGCGACGTGATCGTGCGGCGCGTCGAGAACCTTTCGAGCCAGGCCTTCCGGCTGGCCGGCGATGGCAGGACCTTCGGCCAGGTCGCGGAGACGCGGGGAGTGGCGGTGGCGGCATGATCCTGACCACGAAGCAACTGGCGGACGAGCTGGGCATCAGCGTAAGCCGCATCAACGAGATGGGCCGGGAGGGCAAGATCCCCCGCGAAGCCAATGGGCGGTGGGACCTGGCGAAAGTGCGCGCATCCGTCGAGGGCAATCTGGACACGCACAAGGCCAGCCCGGCGCGCGGCGATCCGCCGCCGGCATCGCGCGGCATGGGCCCCGGCATGGGCGCAGCGCAGTTTACGCAGCAGCCGCGGCCTCCGGAACGGGGCACGATGGCCTATGCGCAGTTGCAACACGAACTGGCGAAGGCCACCAAGGCGGCGCTCGAGGCGCAGCGCATGGAGGGGAAGCTGATCGACCGGCAGCTGGTCCAGGCGGAGTGGACCGGCATCGCCGCGAGCATTCGCAGCGCAGTCCTGGCGATCCCGATGCGAGTCCTGAACCGGCTGCCGGCGGAAGACCGCCGCCGCGTGCTGCCGGTTATCGAAGAAGAGTGCCGCGCCGCGCTGAGCGCCTTGAGCGATGAGATCCGCAACGATTCAAAGGCTGCATGATGACGTCGCAGACGTGCTCGTTCCTCCTCCGGCGCTGTTGCTCTCGGATTGGGCGCGGCAGCACTTCACCCTAAGCTCAGATTACTCGGGGACCACCGGAAAGTTCCAACCGTATCCGTACCAGATCGAGCCGCTCAACGTTCTTAGCCCCTCGCACCCTTGCGAAACGATGTGCCTCATGTGCGCAGCGCAGATGACAAAGACGATTCTACTGATGATCCTGTTGGCGTACGTCATCGACGCCGAGCCAGGTCCGGTGCTGATCGTCCAGCCGAATGAGCAGGACGCCAAGACGTTCTCCGCCGAGCGCGTGGGGCCCATGCTGCGCGACGTGCCGTGCCTCCAGGGAAAGGTCCACGAAGCCAAGTCGCGGGACGCCGGCAACACGATCCTGCAGAAGCGCTTTGCAGGAGGCAGCGTGGCGCTCACTGGCGCCGTTTCGCCGCGCGGCCTGCGCCGCCGGTCGGTGCGGTACCTGCTGCTCGACGAAATCGACGGGTACGAAGAGACGAGCGACGGCGACCCGATCGCGCTCGCGGCCGCCCGCACCAGCAAGTTCTGGAACCGCAAGATCATCAAATGCTCGACGCCCACGGTCGAGGGCCACAGCCGCATCGCCGCGGCGTTCGAACTTTCCGACCAGCGCGTCTACTTCGTGCCCTGCCCGCTATGCGGCGAGTTCCAGACGCTCGAGTGGGGTAACGTCCGCTGGGGCGACGTGGACGGCCAGCACATACCGCCTGAGCAAGCGGTCTACCGCTGCGCCGGCTGCGAGGGGCTGATCCCGCACCACCGCAAGCTCGACATGCTGCGGGCCGGCGAGTGGCGGTCCACCAATCCCAATGGCAAGTATCCCGGCTTCCGGATCTCGCGGCTGTATTCCCCGGACTGGTCCTGGGGCCAAGTCGTCACGGATCCGGACGAAGGATGGCTCGCGGCGCAAGGCAAGCCGGAGCGGCTCAAGGTCTTCGCCAACAACATGCTGTCGGAAACCTGGCGCGAAGCCGGCGAGTCCCCGCCCGATTATGAGAAGCTTATGGCGCGCACTGAGGAATACTACCTCGGCCAGGCGCCCGCTGGCGCGCTGTTCCTGACAGCCGGCGTGGACGTCCAGAAGACCTGGATTGAGGGGTACGTATGGGGCTGGGGCCGCCAGCGCAACCGTTGGGTGGTCGATTGGTTCCGCATCGAGCAGTCGCCCTTCGAAGCCGCCGCATGGGAGGCGCTGGAGGAGAGGCTGCTGAAGGTTTACCGCCACCCGAAGGGCGCGGACCTTCCCATTGTGCGGATGTGCATCGACTCGGGCTTCGCCGGCAACGAGGTGTACGCCTTCGCGCGCCGGCACCGGGCGGGCGGCCGCGTGATGGCTGTCGACGGCAGGTCGAGCGGCAGGGCCATTGTCGATCCTCCGAGCCTGGTCGACCTGACCATCGGCGGGCGCAAGATCAAGCGGGGCTGCAAGCTGTGGCCGGTGAACGTGTCGATGTGCAAGGAGGAACTCTATTCGCAGCTCAACCGCGAGCGACCGGCGGCAGACAAGCCGTGGCCACCCGGGTGGGTGCACTTCGCCGCGGACCTGCCGGACGAGTTTTATCGCCAGCTCACATCGGAAGAACGCCGCTTGTCGATTCGCAGAGGCGGCGTCCGCAAGATGCAGTGGGAAGGCATCGAGAACCGCCGGCATGAAAGCCTGGACTGCGCCAACTATGCGCGCGCCGGCGCATTCTCCGTGGGCATCGACCGGTTCGAGGAGGAGCACTGGGCGCACTTCGAATCCATGCTCAACATCAAGACCACCGCGGCAGCGCCGCCGACGCCGGCAGCGGCCGCGCCGCCTCCCGAACCACAGCAGCCCCAGGCGGCAGCAGAGCAGCCGCGCCCGCAGCAGCAACCGCATTACATAGGGCGGTTTGACGTCACGAACTGGTTGAGGTAACCCGCGATGAGTCCGCAAGGTCCGACACTGGCGCAGTTGCAAGCAGACCTCGCCGCCATTAACGCGGCGCTGGCCGATCCCGTCTTGCGATGCCACTATCCCGATGGGCGCGACGTGACATTCCGCAGCACGCAGGAGTTGCTTCTGGCGAAGGCGGACAAAGAGGATGAGATCCGATGCTTCGGCGGTGCGCGCGCCAGCAAGTCGACGCTCGCCGAGCAT